AGTAAAGGTAAGTCTTTGTGGTCCGTGAACAATTTCTCCGAATGTAGTGAAATAATCCTGTGAAGATGACCCTGGAGTGCCGTTTGCAACACTGTCAACCGTAAAGAAGTCAGTATTCCCTTTCTTGAGAACAGCTTCGCCTGTAACATTTGTGACAAAGTCAGCAAGATAAACAGAGAACTTAAGATCTTCTTCTTGGATAGCAGTATATTGTCTATCATTAGAGCTAGCGTGTAGCATTCCAATTGCAGGTTGTTTACTAACCCTATTACCTGTCAGTGTATCTTCCTCACCAAGACGTGAACACCAAATATTATAGTTCGGATTATTAGCAGCAGGTCTTACAACAATTGCGTACTCACGACTATTAACAAGATAGATTGGTGTAAAGAAAGTAAATGGTGTTGGTTTACTTCCATCATCACTGATATTAACATCAGCACTTTCAACCGTAACCTGACTGAATGGAACGATCTTACTTGTAATAGCATTACTTGTTTTATCTACTTCTCTGATCTCAATAGAAACAGGATAGTTGCTATCTTTAGCTTGGAAGTACAAATCAATTTTTGTTAAGAATGCACCTGATGAAGCACTGCCACTTAATCCAACATCAGCGAGTGTAAAGGTCTGTGCAAGAGGATCCTCTGCACAAGCTCCACCTGATGCTGCATATGATGAGACATATGCATCAAGTGTTCCTTGGTTAACCCATAATCCATTTGGTGTTATAGTACCCATCTGTGGAGAATTCCAAAGATGTCCTGCTTCCATTAACTCTGGAGCATAAAGGTAAATTTGTTCTTGTACGACATCTTCGGGATCTGTGTTAACTACTGGTTGAGCGCCACCGCAACCGACGACAATTGTATTAGCATTACCAGCCGTCGTATCTGTTACAAGTGCTTCACCTCCTGGAAGAATATTCACAACATCATGCTGATCTTTCTTCCAACCAGAATATTCAGAAACTGTTTCTGTTCTAACGTTTGGAATACGTGTTGATATAATAGTATCTTGAATAGATTTAGTTGTCCCTGAAGATGTAAAGATTGCATCCGCTGACGTTGTGGTTTCGTTCAACCTTGGAATATTACGCGGACTATCAGTCAAACGGAAGATTTTACTACCAACTGTAAACTTAGCACTATCATCATTAGGGATTCTAAAGATACCATACGTATTACCATTTGCATCAGATGTAAGTGTTGCACCTTCTGCACCTGTTGCTGAATATGAACTATTGGTTGGTGTAATATAAGCACTGATATAGCGATTATCAAAATAACCATAGAGGCGTGTAGTTGGTTTCATTCCAATGGCTTTGAAACGGATAGTCCGTGAGCGCATATACTTTGAAACACTAACACCAACAACGTTCGTACTACGTGTAGTATTAATAGTATCTGGAAGTCTCTTAACCTGAACACCAGTTCGTTTATCACGATAATCAGTTACAGCAATGCTGCGTTCAACATCGTGAACAAATTGCCGACCGTCACCGTTTGTAATAATTTCAGATGACAGAGTTGTGTCTGTGAAATACTCATTTCTTGAAGCATCATCAACTTCCCATTCACCCCATTCAGTAACAACAGATTTATCTTGAAAGAAATTATCGTTGTTATTGTCGAAATTCTGATTAACGTCTGGGAGTTGAATTACACTTTCCCAGCTATCACTTTCTGGGTCAAGGGTAAGTGTTCCACGGAAGTTATAGAATAGTCCAGCAAGATTACGCGTATGAGTAGAATAAGGATTATCAAATGTTTTATCATGTGAGTAAGTAAGTGTGATCAATTTGCCGGGTTCTGGATTAGCAACGGCTTGAATCTTTGAAACACTACCAGATGTTCCGCCAGTGACTAGTTCACCATCAGAGAAAGAACCGCCGATAACTGTCTCAATATAGAGTTTGTTGTCAACTTGGTATACAAGTGAACCACTAGCACCACCAGCTCCAGTAATAGTTTCACTTGTTGTAAAGGTATTACCATTTAGATTAGTATTACTTAAGACGGAAGAGACATGAAGTGAAAGTTTAGAGTCTCTTGGTTTAATCAAAACACCTGAGCTGTTTGCGGTTTTATATTCTAATTCAAGGTGATCGACTTTAACGGGAGGACGCAACTCATTTCGTCTGCGATCAATAGCAATTGAATAATCGTCACTGGCTGGGTCACCGACTCCATGACCAGAGAACCCGTCAACGATGATACCATTTTTAAAACGATCAATACCAGATGCATCACCGATAAATCGACCAGATGCTTCTCTTTCAAGATTATTTAGTGCTGTATAATATTCAAGACGGCTGATGCGTTCATCAAGTGCACCAATATCTTTCATTTTATATCCACGTTGGGTGGTTGGTGTAAGCTTAACTGCAAGGTCACGCCGTTTTTCTGGTGTAATCTTATTGGCTTCACTTAGTGGAATAGATGGAAATGGCGGAATATGTAGTGTTGCAAGGATCATTGCATCAGCAGGAGCCCGTGGAGATTTGGGTGCAGCAGATGGTGCACCTCTTACGGTACGGAAGTCTCCTTTTGAATCAATAACTAATAGATCAACACGACCAAAGTAATTTTGGAAGTCAAAGACAAAGTCTGCATTTGGCGGAGAATAATGTAATCCACTTGCAATTGTTGTAATAACAGTGCAGCTTGCAGGATTTGTTGAGATATTAGTCAGTGATGTTACATTATTTGCAGTATCTGAAATCCGTGGTCGGATATCAATAGAATCTTTAAGATCAAAAACCTTGCTATCTGTTTGTGAGATAAATAATGGAATCTCTTCGGTCTTAATAGATGTGTTACTTGCATTATTGTCGTTGATTGGATAACTGTCAACACTGAAGTAACCAATACCTGAAGATGTGTCATGCTCAAAATAGTCAAACTTAACAAGCAACCATTCAGACGAATTTAAAGTTGGTGGACGGAATGGATTACGTTTTAGTTTAGCATGGTCATAAAGGTTATCCCTTTGACCATTGTCTAATATAAAGCTGTTTGTTGAACTGACACCATCTGTAAGTGTTGCAGGAGCGCTCCCAACAATACGGACTTCTGTAACTTTATGAACATCTGAAACACCCAAGTTCCATGGACCAAGTATACCATTTTCTGTGTTAGCAAGATTGATGCGAACATAACGATTCTTCCGAACAGTCTTAGCAATCTGTTGTCCATCAATTCTTTTTTGTTTGGAAATAATAGTACCAGAGACAGATCCTGTAGTATTAAACTCATCCTTAAGATCAAAACGAACACTTGTTGTCGTCGCTGAACCGACAAGTCGACCTGTAGCAGTGTTCGATCCAGCAGAACCAGTCCCAGTAAGATCAATTGCTTGACCGGCAAAGATAACTTTATGGTGAGGATTGGTTGTTTCTGACCAGTTTGTAGTGTTAGCAATATTCATTGCTGTATCACTTGCAATTCCTAAAATACGTTCACCGCTTGAAGTACTTTCAAACCGGATATACTCTCCAATATTGTATTCACTGAGAAAATCTGTTCCACTTCCCGTTACAGCACCACCAGTTACAGAAACTGTTCCAGCATGAGCAGATGTGTGTGTATTCGCTGTGGTGTTTAAAGCCATATAGTAGTTGGCTGTAATTTGGGCTGCAGTTAATGTTCCTGTTCCATGATTGATCTCACCGGTTCCAGATGCAGCACTCGTTGTGATTGTGACAATACCACCATTAGAAATATTAACATTTTCTCTTTTATGATATCTGTGATCGAGATCTAGTATTCCACTTCCGTCCGTAAGCTGCTTAACTCCACGAGAACCGATTGGGAAGACACCTCGAACAAAGCTAGGTTCTTGTATTTGAGCAATACCACCTGTTAAAACAACATCAGCAATTGAATTGGCGCTACTGCTGGCTGTCCAGTTATCCAAGAAGACACTGCGAACATTGGCAAAGTTAGCTGTAGCCATACGAATGTCATAGAGATGGAGATTATACAGACCACTATTAGCTCCTGGAGTACCAGAAACATATTCAATTGCCCGGGCTCGTGCCGTCCCAATTTCAGTACCAGCTACAACACCAGTTTTATTATTGCCGCCAATTCCACCCGTGTGAACATATGTGTTAGCAGCACTGTTGCGGAGGCTGACAATTCCATGAGTATTTAAATCCCAAGATCCGGCCACTCCATATACTTGAACATAGTTACCATAGTTTGAAGAGACAGTAGCGTCTGTTGAAGTTGCAATGTCAATGCCTTTTGGAACTTCAACATAACTTGTAGCTGATGTTGTGAAATCATATCCACGAACATATGCTCTACCAGACTCAATACCTAGCATTAGAAGATTGTTGTTACCGCGTTGGGTAGAGGAAAGTATTCCATTGTTATTACCCGACTTTAAATGCTCATGTACACGAACCCCAAGGCCTTCTGTAACGTAGTCACCCTCATTATCGAAGGCTCGACGAGCAACATAGTCTCGGAGTTTATTATAAGTTGACTCGTCCTGTTTAAGTGCCATTGCTCCGCTTTTAATCTGAAGCAACTCAACAAAGTTATTGTTAGCACCAAAGGAAGATGTAAGTGAACGTGTCGTAAGCAGAGGGAATAATTTTAAACGATCGGCACCAATAGCAGCAAAGTTTGTAGAACCACTTGCTGGGTCAAGCAAACTAGTATCTTGTGCAGATGTAACTACGTTTTCTGTAATTTCAAAGCCAACACGGATGGATGGAAATCTTGATCTCTTACTAACAATAATACTTTGTTCTGGGACTCGAATGAAGTGATCTTTAGCAAACAAGACACCTTCACGGACAGTCATTCTTGCAGCATATCCTGCTGCGTTTGCTTGGGTAACTACATTAGCAGTTAAACCATTATTTGCTACAAGTTGTTCACCTGCATTAGACGCATCACCAATATAAATCTTATTTGTAGTGTTTGAACTTGCGCTTGTGTACTTAATAAACAATGTTTTAGTTTCAAGACCATCAGACTCTGAACCATCTGCGGCCGCGACTACGTATCCTGAAATACCAGATGTCTGACCTGTAATGGATGTACCAACAAGTGCAGTTGCATTTACAGTAGCACCAGTATTTGCAGTGTCCATAATTCTAACAAAACCAACTTGCTGATCGTAAAGAACTTCACAGCCTTTGACAACAGCGCCTTCTCTTAATACGTGCTCTCCAAACCGATCGATCTGATTCTGCAAGATTGATTGCATTTGGATAAGTTCGCGGCCTTGAACTGCACGACCAGGACGGAACAAGATTCTATGGAAGTTCTTGTCTTCACTGAAATCGTCGTAATATGGGTCAACGTTAAAGTCCGTTGAAAGGGTATTAGTATTAGATACTGATGAATCGGCCATGGATTACCTTTTAAAGTGTGAAGACAAGTTTAAAGTTTTCATCTTGATCGTTAGCACGAGCTATAGCTTGCCTGTTTTCTATATATATAACTTCACCCGAATACGGTTTTAAATCTGGCTGTGTAATACTAGAGATAATTCCATTAGCCCCAGAACTTGTTACAGTTTCACCAGATGTAAATGATGTATTAGATGATAAACTAACAACATGTAATATTCCAGATGTGTTAGATGCATTTGTGTTAGCAAACCTGACAATCTTTGCGGTTGCTCCAGTAGTTTCTCCTAGTGCAGTACTATCAAGAACAAAGGACCCGCTTGAACTAACTGAAGTAAGATTTAGTTTTGTTGTTTGAGACGCTATAGTAGAAACCCATGGAGAACCATTAGCACCAACAGGATTGATAAGCAAGCCAAACCTGCGATAATCGTTGACAACAGGGAGTGAATTTGCTTCACTTCGTTGTAATGTAACATTAAACATAAGGTTCTTGCCATTAAGTTCTTGAATTGGATTAGAACCGTGCCCGCCAGCCTGTGGAATATATGCAATAGCACTAGCACCTGAGCCATTGTTGGCAGAAATTATAACGTTAGCTGTTGAATAATTGCTTCCTGGTGTAACTATATTAACATATGAAACAGCACCAGCAACTACATTTGAATATGCTGTAGCACTAATTCCATCTCCGTATACAGTAACCTTAGGTGAAACAAGATATTTAGAAGATGTATTAGGAACGGTTGTGAATGACGTATTAACTATAAGCTGTCTGGTTGTCCCAACATAGTCAACGATTTCTCTTTGTTGTCCTGCACCTTTACCATCAGTAATACGCAGAACACTTCCATTGTAGATATTATCTACACCTGAGGCGTTTGATCTTAAGATAAGTGTAGTTGAATTTGATACTGTGTTAAAACCTAAAGTATTTGAAGTTGCAACATAACCCGTCCCACCGCTCGTTACATCAATTATATCAATTGAACCATTAACCGCAGCTTGTTGTATACCCCATTGAAGTGAGCTATCATCTGCAGTAAGTGTCTTAACTGGCATATAATTTGTTGAGAGGAAACTATCACGATCATTACTACTTAATGAATACATAAACTTCCATTTGTATCCATCAGCGCTTGATATAACCGAAGTACCAGTGCCTGCTGGTTCTATTGTAGAATTCGCACCCCCGTCGTTGAAAAGACACTTATAAACGTTATTGGAGCTTGATAAAACAAAGTAATCATCCCCAAATAATGTTGTATTGGTGTGATCATACTCAGTATATAATGTATTATTAGCCCAGTTATTTCTACGAGCAGCGAGCGTAATACCACTTGGAAGAATTCTTTTGAGACCAAACATATCACGCCAAACATCATAATCTACGTTGCCGACGTAGTCAGATTGTGCTGGAACTGAAAGTTCATTAGCCCATGGTTCAATTCTGCCGATGAACAGATAAATGTAATCGGCTTCATTAGTTATTGAGTCTTTAAACTTTTTAGCCTGCTCAATACTAAAATTGTGTGTTACGATTCCGGACATTTACTCTCTTTCTGATTATAATATATTTATAAGTTTAATTGTAGACAATGTCTACCATAGCATAATATTGTGAATTAGCTAAGAACGAAGTTTCAGTATTACCAGTAAATTCTGGTATAATTCTCATCGCTTCTGGTCCGTATACTGAGCTAACCCTGACCTCAACGTTGCCTGTTGGTGTTGGTGCTGCAAGCGCTGTTGTAGTATCAATTCGGATTGAAGTATTCCCAGGAATAATAGTACTCGTATTGCTAAATAAAGTATTATTTCCATAAAGCAAATCGTTTGAACCGACATATAAGAACGGAACATTAGCAAACCTATCAAAGAACTGAGGGTCTGAGCCCCAGAAATCTAAAGAAGTTGTATTTGAAACATAAACCTGCCCTGTTTGAAGAAGAAATGCTTCTCTTATTTCTTCAATAGTCTCTGCTAAAGTAATCGCAGTAGTTGTTGTTTCGGATGTTATTAGTTTTGTTCCGAAACGTTTAAAACCAGCTGGATGTAGTACATCAGAAACAACTTTACGATAATCGCGCGTGTCCATTGTGCTTTTAATAACATATGAATAATCCTGATAATAGTAATTATCCTGTAGCTTCATATCACTTGATAAGAAGCCTTTCGTATCAGTATATCCACCAGTCTCTGTGATAAACCCTGAAGTAATTGTAGTACCAATTGCGTTAACGGTCTTAGCTATTCCATTAACACTATTAGCTCTTAGCACATCACTAGGAGCTGTTATGTTAGTGACAACGGTTCGTCTATCACGCGAATATAAAGAACCTTGCTCAGTGATTGCAATTGTTCTAATTGACCCAGGAGCATTCTCTGCTCTAATGACTGCGTTATTTCCAAGTCCATTTAGCTCAAGCTCAGCAACGTTCTCTTGAGTAACTTGTACTGATGGTAGTGTTGCATATCCAGTCCCAAAGTTAGTAGTATAAATGCTAGTAATTGAACCAACTGTTGTATTACTGAATGTAAATGAGCTAACTAACGTACTGTTGACGTTAGCAGTTTGCATATTGGCGGTACCATTGATTGTATTTCCGCCAGCCTGTCCAAATGCAGTGTTTGAGTTAATATTAAGAACAACATGGGAAAAGTTATTAATTGTATCTGTGTTGATCGAAACAACACCATCACTTGTGACATTAGCAATATAGAATGATGCGCCTGTTCCACTACCACCAGATATAGTTATTGTTGAGTTTGTAGTGTAACCATTACCACCATTTACAATAGTGAAAACAACAGCCTCAGTATCAGAAGTTGTTAGAATGGTACCATTAGCACCAGATCCAGTTCCATGGTCAGAGAATGTAATACTATCTCCAACTTTATGAAAAGCCCCACCTTCAGTAATTTCTAAATTTGCAAGGGGCCCTGTAGCAGAATAGATCAACCCACGAAAATCAGTATCATTTGATGTAAGTACTTCATCATTTTGGAATGTTCCATTGACGCGCGATAGGTCATAAATAAAAACATCAACGCCAAATTCACGAACACTACGAGCAGATTCAACCCGAGCTTGAGCTCCAGATGAGTTACCAAGTACAGTTGTTCCACCTTGAGCAAAACCATTACCGCTTGAAACAGAAACACGAATGAATTGATTGCGTTCCCATCGACCATCACTGACTTTAAGCATATTTTCTGCAGGATAGGATACTTCAATCTCTTTATCATAAAGAGCCCGGAATAAAAGCTTATACGATTCCTCAGATCCTTTTGCGCGATATAAGTCAAGAACGTTCTTCATGAATGTTCTTTCATTGGCAGAGATATTTCTTGGAATATTTACTAGTATCTCTCTTTTGAACCAATCAAGAAATTCAGATGTAGTTCTATCAATATCAGCATATGCTAACAGATTTCGAGATACTTCTGTAACTTCACCATCTTGTTCAATTGCTTCATAATAGGCTTTAATAAATTTGGCTAATAAAGGTCCTTCTTCAAGGATAAATCCAGGAAGTTGACTCTCAATGAGTGTTGATATTTTTTTATCTGTTGACATTATGACCTAAAGACCGTAACGCCGGTTTCATTACTACCGGTCGTGAGTGTTGAACCTTGCGTAGTTACTGTAGTAACACCGAAGTTAGTCGAAGTACGTTCATCAATAAGAGTAATTTTAGCATTACTGAATAGGAGTAGTTCATTTGTTTCAGCTTTCACGTCTTCTGTCCTGGGCTCAACAAAGATACTTATATAGGATCCACTGTAACCACTTGGCACAAAGTTGTTGATTTTTATAAGACCACCATCATAATCAATCGTCCCGACGTTGCTGTTAAGGTATATTCTTTGTGAACCTTCTGAATAATAGATACGAACTGTGCCTTCACCATCATCATCGAAGAAACATGTCTTACCTTGATAGGTGAATGAACTTGAAGATAAAGTACCTGGAATGCCATCTTCAATATGGGCATGACGTTGCTTGAGGTCATTATTGAAATTGAGTGTGTATGTAAAAGTGGCTGTTAAGATTGGTGTAAATCTCTTTTCAAGACCAATGCTTGTAATACTTCCAAGGATAGCAGCATCAGTGTCATCAATTTCTCTAATAAATTTAGAAAAACGAAACAGAGTATTTTCAAAGGTGCCCAACTTACTTGTCTCGTATGTAGATATAGTATTCTCAATCTCCTGTCGTATTGAACTATTTGTCAGCACAGTCAGGTCACTATCATATTTGACAGTGATTGTTGGATTGATATACAAGTAAGTTGCATCTACGAACTCTGTTTCCACACCAACAATACTATACTTGCGGAGTCTATCTTTAATAATATTCTTTCTCTGTTCAGATAAGAATAAAGCAGTGTTTGGTTTAGCTGCGACGAACACACGACCTGGAGTACTAGGAATATTATTCTCTCCGCCCCAAACTCTAAGGCTAGAGATCTCTGGGAACTCTCGTTTGATCAACCGCTCATAATCCTTAGCCGTAACACCACGGTTCTGTGTCTGATAATGACGCGGAGCACTAAACTTTATACTTTCAATCGTCTCAACATCAGCACCACCTTCGGCAGCTGTCAATACATCAAAGGAATAGTTAGAGTATCCACCAACTGTTGAGGGACCAGAGAACTGATCAGCACCATTGAGTTCAATGCCATGACAATGACGATAGTTTATGATAAGAATATTCTGATCATCAAGCGCTTGTCCAAGCACATTATCACCAAAGACCAACTCGTACTCTTCATTCTCATTTTCTTGTAAGAAATAAACAGCACTGTTAGCATATACAGCTCGTAAATCACTGGCTTGATTAAACGTAGTTGTTGTTGTGTTGGATGAGCTTGTTTGAACTTCAACAGACAGTGACGTTGTGTCAGCAGTCTTATTGGGTATGATGAACCGTTGGCTTGTATCACCAGTGTCCACCTCATAGCGATGGGTGATTGGCTCACCTTCTATTATATTGACGTTAGCGCTATATATACTATCTGTTGGAAGTATAGTATATGATTGAGGTGTAACAAACTTGTATGTAATACCGTCAACCTCACTTGTAAATGTAGTATTCTTATCAACAGTGATAGATGCTGGTGAATCATCAGGGACGACTGTCAATTGAACAACAGCTGAAGCACCACGAGCACTTACGGGGGTGTATCCAAGCATTTTAGCTCTTGATATAACATTACTACGAAGCTGTGCTGAATCAAGGAATGTTTCATTGATAGCCATATTCGTATAGATGGAGTTCATGTATGTATTATAAGCCAACTCATCAAGTAAGACTGATATAGTTGATCCTTCAAAATCATAATCCGAGAAGTCACTGACTGAGCTGATATAGTTCTTGAGGTTCTCCCTGATTGAAGAGAAATTCAGTGACGTAACATTAAGAACATTATTTGAAAGTGCCATTATCGAACTCTCTCTACTAGTATTGAAGTTGTGATAGGATCAGCCTGATTGCGAATAAAAAATGTTATGCTCATAAGTATAGCATTTTCTTCTGGTTTCTCATCAACTTTAATGTCAATGATCTTAACACGTGGCTCATAGTTTCTGAGTGCTATTTGTATATCTTCTTTAATTTCATAAGCTATGTTAGGACCAAAGTTCTCAAACAGTTTGCTCCTAATGCTGGCTCCAAGCAGTGGTTTATACACTCGTTCATAACGATCAGTCAGAACAATATTCTTGATAGCTTGACTGACTGCTCTTTCGTTATTAAGTACCGAAAGTTTCTTAGTCACAGGATGTGAAAGAAACTTTATGTCTAAGTCTGAGTATTGAACCGAATTAGGTATTGGCATCCCGTATCCTTTTTAGTATTTATAACTCTGAGATGGGTTTTATCTCGAGTTTCTCAGGTATATTAAAGCTATCTGATATGTTAGAGGATAGTTTATCGAGAGCTTTAGTGATATTCTCATCAGCTAATGACGATGATTCCAATGCAATGTTAATAGACTCACTTGATTTATTGATAGCTGTCTCTATAAGATTGGCTGCATCCTCTAAAGGTACAGTGATTGGATTGCCTTTCAAGACTTGTACTCCATCAACTATCTCAATGTTAGGAATAGACTTACATGGGTCAAAGTTAGATATATCAGCAATCATATCTTCAATATAACCATTCACATCAATTCCAGTATACTTTCCTTGAACGTCAGCAATAAGAGCTGCAAATGCTGCAGGACTACGGACATTAAGATTAGTCTTTAACGCAGTTGATATCTTGATAAAGTCTTGTTGAAGACTCTCATCAGGCAATGGTAACTCAGGTATCAAATCTTCAAGTCCAGACTTAAACTTATCCAATTGACCAGCCACAGCTCCTTCAAGGCTCTCAATACTAGCAGTAATACCTGCTGTAACATCATTTACCTGATCATTGATCAAGTTCTTTAGATTAGTAGCCTCAGCTTCAAGATCACCAAGAGCTTTACTTATACCACATAGACTCATGATGGTGCCTCCGTTTCTTCTTGTGTATCACCACCAGAATCAGCAGTTTGTGCATGTGTATGATTAAGCAGACTGATGCCACCGCCGATTGCATCAGTAGTAGCAGTTAGTGTTCCAGTGATATTGGTATCGTTAGCTATATTGAGCACTGATGCTGTCATCTCTGTAGTATCAACTGATTTCATATTAATCTTAGTAGCAGCAGCTAAGTTTAAATTCTTAACAGCACCAACGTCATAACTACCAAATGATACAATAGAAGTATTTCCAAAAGTATAGTTAGAATGATTAACCGATACTGTTTCTCTTAAATTCTTACTGACTGATAGTGAATAGTTCTTTCCAATTTTAGTGTCTAAATTTTCACCGAATGTAAATCGACTATCCTTAGAGATACGTGTTGCTGAACCACCATTTATTTGTACTGCACTATCAGACACAACCTCCTTGACATCATTACCACCAATCTTTGTGATACGATCACCGTGGACTGTGATGTGGTGGTCTCCATCGACTTCCTCTATTCGATTTCCTTTGGTGAGAATATGTGCATCCCCTTGAATAGTAATGTTAACTACACCATTGATAAAGACGTTACTGCCATTACTGTAGAGCTCATAGTTATTTCCGACAACCTTTACAACTCTTGAACCATCAGCTTGTACTTCTTCAAAAGTTCCAGCCTTATGGTAGCGATGGAGTCTTTCTGAACCAGGAGTATCATCCACTTCAAATACGTGACCCGACTCAGTCTTATTTACGTGATTGAATGGATATGTACTAGCATTAGCCTCTTCATTATTTCCGTAACGTGGTTTCAGTTCATCATATGTTTGTCGTTCAAAGAGATCCTCTTGTTTGCTTGAAGTATCAAATACTGTATCTACTCTAGAAGCTACTGCTGTTGGTATCTCTGTAAGACGGCTGTCTCTCTTGCCTTTGAGTGTTTGATCCTCAGAGGCTACTATTTCACCCCGTGATAATGCTGGAACATCTGGGACATTGTTAGCATATGGATAGATACCACGTGGGTCACGGAAAGCGTTACCCATAACAGCACCGCCTGGAATGCCTGCGATTGAGCCGAGGATAATAGGATACTGTGCATTAGGTCCATCCATAAAGAAACCAACAACCCAAGAGCCCTCAATAAGACCAGTCGGTGAACTGCCAATACCACTAAGTGCTGCTGATTTAATATCTTGCATAGGAATGGCCCATGGCAGAT